CCAGGAACTGCAGCTGCTTCTGCGTCGGCGGGCCCATCTCCCAGGCGAACTCAGGCACGTAGTTGGCCAGGTCTTCCGCCGCAATGGACATGGCGTACTGCAGCGGGTCGACCAACTTGCGCTTGCGGTTGCGCATCTCCGCCAGCTGCCGGGCCAGCGCCTGTTCACGCTCACGGAGCACATTGCGCTCGGCCTCTTCCTCGGCTTCCATGATGTCCACGCCGAAGGGCGCGTCCTCCACCTGCCTGTCGATCTTCGCGGCGATCTCCGCGTCCTTCGAAATCAGGGAGGATGGCCTGCACAGGTCGTGCCGGGAGGACATCCACAAAAAGTCAAGAAGAATAAGCTCGGTCTTGCCAGGGAACAGCCGCATGCCGCGTCCGACCATCTGCTGGTACAGGCTACGCACCTTGGTGGGCCGGAGCACGCAGATGCAGTCCACGGCGGGGCAGTCCCAGCCTTCGGTCAGCAGCATGGAGTTGCACAGCACCGCGTAGCGCCCGGCTTCAAAATCCCGGAGGATGTCGGCGCGGTCAGCGCTGTTGCCGTTGACCTCGGCAGCGGGTACACCCATGCTGTTCAGGATGTCGCAGAAGGTCTGCGACGTGTGTATCAGGGGAAGGAACACGACGGTCTTGCGGTCGGCGTAGTTGTCGGCGATCTCCCGGGCGATCTGGTGCAGATAGGGCTCCAGCGCCACACCGATGTCGCTCGCGCTGTAGTCGCCGTTGGTCACGCTGACCTCGCTGATGTCCAGCCTGAGGGGGATCATCTGCGCCTTCACAGGGCAGAGATAGTGTTGCCGGATGGCCTGCGTCATGGTATACTCATAGGCACAGGAATCGAAAAAGCGTCCGAGGGATCGCTTGTCCCCGCGATCCGGCGTCGCGCTGACGCCGAGCACATTGGCGTCGCCGAAGTGCTCCAGCACACGCTGATAGGAATCGGACAGGCAGTGATGCGCCTCGTCCACGACGATGGTTGAGAAGTAGTCCGGCGGGAACTGCTGAAGCCGCCGCTCCTGGCACAGCGACTGCACGCTGCCCACGGTGACGGGGAACCAGCTGCCGAGGGAGGAGCTGCCCGCCTTTTCATAGGCGCACTCCAGTCCGGTGACCTGTTTCACCTTGTCCGCCGCCTGATCCAGCAGCTCGCCGCGATGCGCCATGATGAGTGCGCGCCCGCCGCGATCCACCTGTTCCTTCACGACGCTGGCGAAGCACACCGTCTTGCCGCACCCCGTGGGGAGAACCAGAAGCGTCCGCTTCCGGCCCTCCGACCACTCGCGAAGAATGGCATCTCGCGCCTCCTCCTGATAGGGCCTGAGTGTCATCGCCATGATCAGAACCCTCCGTCGCCCCAGGGCACCTCGGGGTCGTTCACCGGCGCAAAGCCCACGGACTCGTCGTAGTCATAGAAGCGTTCCACATCGTTGACCTGACGGTCTTCGTTGCCCTTCTGGTAGGTGCGGGGCTTGATGTGCGCCCGGCCACGCGCTCCGATGATGCCGTTCCAATTCATGGCGACCTTCTCGCCGTGCTTCTTCTGGCCGATGCAGCGGAAGAACGACGCGATTTTCCATTCGAGGGTGCGGTACAGAATCAGGTCGAAGCGGGCGGTAGCCACGCCGATGTCGTTGTCGATGTTGATCGAGATGGTGGCTTTGTTGCAGGCGGGAATCTTGGCGGAACCGGGGAAGCGCCCGCGCTCGAAGTTGGTAATCGTGAAGGTGTAGTCGCCTTCGGGCAGGACGACGAATTCCGCGCCATCGGATTCCAGAACGTCGTCCCAGTCCATGATCCTGTTATCGGTTGCCATTGAATGTATCCTCCTTAAAACGGTACGTGATTCGGGTCGTTCATGATGGTCGTGACCACCTGATCCCAGTTGCGCATGAGCCAGCCACGCACATACTTTTCAGGGTACTGGTCGATGGGCGTCTCCGGCGGGAAGTGTCCCTTCTGGGCCACCAGCGTCTGGATCTCTTCGGCGGCGATGCCCGCCTTGTCCATCCACTCCGTGATGGTCTTCAGGGTTTCCGGAGTGACAGGCGGAAGCGGCTGCTGTGTCACCGCGGGCTTTGAAGGCGCTGCCGCCGCCTTCGGCTGTGCCGGGGTCGGGGCCTTGGCCTGGGGCGCGGCGTCGCCGAAGATCGGCGCGATGCTGTCGTAGCACAGTTCCATCTCGTCCGGCAGACCGTGGCGGTTCTTCGCGTCGAACACTGGCCTGTGGTTGGTGTAGATGACGCGCTTGCCGCCCTGGGCCTTGTGGGTGTTGCTGTCCGTCGCCACGACGATGGTCTTGTAGTTGAGGAACAGAAGCGCGTCCGGCCATTCCTTCAGCAGCGGTGCACACTGCTTGGAGAGCTTGAGACCCCACACATCGAACCCGCCGGTCTCGTCCGGCAGTTCCACGCGGCGCTGCTTGGCATGGGCGGTGATCACCACATGCTTGCCCGAGGCGATGACCTCGTCGCAGGCGGCGAGCAGCCGGGAGAACTCCTCGCTCAGGAAGGTGTAGCCCTTGCCGTAGCCGAAGGACTCGAGCCCCGGCTGGCGGAACTTCTGGCAGATGTGGTCGATGGCCATGGCCTCGGCCCAGTCGGCGGTGTCGAGCACCAGCGTCCGGCACACGTCCGGGGTGGCGGCGACCTCCTTGATGAGCGCGATCAGCTCCTCCCACGTCTCCGGCTTCTGCAGGCGGCGCACATCCAGGTGCGCGGTGCCGCCCTCGGTGTCGATGAACAGCGGTTCGGGCGTCTGCGCGGAGAGGCTGGTCTTGCCGATGCCCTCGACCCCGTACAGGACGACCTTCTGTGGGCGCTGCACGCGCCCGGTGATGATGTTTAGCATGATTGCCTCCTTACTTCAGGCTGCAGGAGCGGTCATCCACCACCATGCAGCCGGGTACCTTCTGCCCGGCGTTCAGGAGCCTGCGCACCTCGGTTTTGTACACCGTAGGGGCGGGAACTTTGAACGCATCCTTGTACTTGTGGCGCTTGAGCCACGCCACGGCCTTCGCCTCGTCCGTCACTTCCAACCGGCTGGTCTTTCGGTAGCTCAGGGTGGCCACACCGAGATCGGTGGTCTGGCCGTCGCATTCGCGGTCGAGAATCATGATCAGGCGGGCTTCCTTCCTGTCCAGCGCGTCGCGGCGCTGCTTCAGCCGGGCTTCCTCCGCCTTGAGGGCAGCGGCCTCGGCGCGGTAGTTCAGTGTCAGCTTGGCCAGGTACTGAAGGATGTCCTCGCGCTTCATGGCCAGCGCGTTGATCTGCGTGATGATGGCCTCCTCCTGCTCGACGGAGGGCACTTCGCCGGTTTCCGGGTCGGGCTCCAGCTGATCCAGCAGCGCCAGGATCTGGGCGTTCACTTCATACAGCTTCATGGGATGCTCTCCTTTCCTGATAGAGCGGGCAGGCGTAGCGGGGTGTCCGGGTCGCGGCGTCGGAACGGCTGTGCGCGGGCGCTGCCTCCAGCAGCTTGGCCAGCCGCAGTGCCACGATGCTGATGGCGGACAGGACTTCGATGAGCTCGTCATCCGAAGGCGTCCTGGGAATCTGATCGAACATGGACGGGTTCCTCCTTTCCGAAGGCGTGTCGCTGTGCCTTACACTTCCCAATAGAAGGTGGAGGGCGATTTGGACGAAGGAATCTGAACTTTTTTTCAAAGAAGTTCATCGATGCTGTCCACGCCGAATTCCTGGCACACCTGCTTCTCCACACGGGCCAGCTGGCTTCTGAAGGTCGTGCGGTTCATGCCCAGGAGCTCCATGGCCTTCCGCTGGGAGATGTTCTGATCCGCCATGCACATGCCGGTGGCAATCGCGTCCGGGCACAATTCGGACAGTCGCTCCAGCAGCCTGCCCAGCGTGATGCGCTCCACGGCAATGGCCTCCGGTGTGGGCTCTCCGCTGGGCAGCGCGTCGCCTTCGCGGTACGAATCGCCGTCGGCGTTCTGGCACTCACGATCCAGGCGGAGCTCGCGCCCGGCGCACTGGTATTCGCAGAACTCGCAGTCCGCGTCGCACTTCCACATCCACTTGAGGCCGGGCAAACGGCACTTGCCCTGTGCCTGCATCTTCTTCTGGTGCCGCCAGATCGGGCGACCGAGGGCGAAGTACACTTCTTCGGACACTTCTTGCGGTGTGATCTTGTAGGGATCGTTCGGGTCGAGGCGGAAACCGAGATAGCGACGATGATTGGAATTGCTCATAAAAAACCCTCCGTTCGGTTTTCCGAGCGGAGGGCAGGCGGATAAAAACGGCCATGGAAATCAAAGCTGTCAATCCACAACGGAACAACTCCGTCTCGGATTGCAGCCAGCCTTCCGATGGCCGTCTGCGTATGATGTTGTTGCGCCGGGAACATCGGAATCACGAATGCGTCCATGCGCGTGATTCCCGGCGCACAGCAGGTCTTGCTGATGAATATAGGATAGCGTAGATGAGGGGCAATGTCAGGATCAAAAACTGACCCATTATTTGGTGGGTTAAAAGCTTTTGGGATTCACTTTTACCGTGATTGAGGGTGAAAATGCAGGAAGAAGTCACATATCCGGGTCAAAAATGCAGGCTGATGATTGAAAAACCGTCAAATAATGGGTCAAAAAATGAACCGCCCTCAAAAAATAAACGCGCCATCTCTGGCGCGTCTGAAGGGCGGATTGGTGAAAACAGAATCGGAAAATCAATCGGTCTCGCTGAGTTTCGTGTATCCCGCCGATGCAATCAGTTCATTGACTTCACGCATAGAATCCATGTACCGGCAGTTGATGATCTCACGGTAAATCAGGTGGATGCCGGTGTACTGCAAGGGAACCTTTGCCATGTCGAGGAACCAGTACGAGATCCAGGGCGGCAGGGACAGCGCCACGATGATCCGCAGGGCTGTGGCCGGTTTGTACGACGATTCCTCCCTCAGCCAGCGCTTCACGGTGGAATCGGAAACCAGAGCCGCCTCCGCTGTCTCGGCAATCGTCATCTGCTGTATGTCCATGATCTGGCGCAGCGCTTTGCCGGGGACGCGGGACAGCGAGGCCAGCATTTCGGCCTGGCGCTCGTTGGTTTCTTTGGGGGACAGGGTTGCGCCGCGTGACACATAGTCGTTGTAGTGCCGGTTATACTCCTCGTCGCTGTTGATGGAGTTGAGGTGGAATTCGTAGTTATCATCCACCTCGTAGATGTTCTCAAACCGCAGGCAGCACTCGTCTACATGGCGATTGGCCCACTCGGTCATGCGCGGGCCGTACTTCGTCTGCGTGACATACTCAGGATTGTTCAGGCAGACATGCCCGCCGACGTAGACATATGCGCCGGAATCGATCCTGGCGCGGTACTCCTCGTTGCGTTCATACAGCCGGAGGGCATCCAGGGGACTGATGACGAAGGTGTACGATGTGCCGGGGCAGCTCTCCCGGTCGAACAGGAAAGGACGGATATAGCCACCCTTCTCCTTTGACCGCTGTACATAGTTCAGAGAGCCCTGTGCCTGCCAGAAGCCCAGGTGCAAAAGACGTGCCCGGACGAGATACTTGGGGATGCCCCATTCCTCCGAGACGCGCCTTCCCACATTCTCAAGCGCCCAGCCCATGTGCCGGAGGCGATGCTGTTCTTCCTCGGCATAGCTCTGGAACTGCGGCAGCGCGAGGCTCCTGGGCATCTGAAGCGCATGGCTGCCGCGCTTGGCTTCCCACTCCAGAATCGGCAGAGGATTCTTGGGCTCCCGGCCCTGGTTCTTGGGCTTCCGCTTCTTCTTTATGGTAAGAAGGTCGCTGTTGTACATGTCCTGCAGCCGGTAGAACAGCCAGTGGTATTCCGCGTGGAAGCACTCGTGGAAGATGTGCAGCGACCGGTTGTCCAGAGCGATCAGGTTCCCGTTGGTGACAATCGTGTCCGCCGGGATCGTAATCTCCACGGGCGGATCTTTTTCATCACTGCCGGGAAGCTGTACCAGCACTTTGCTTTCCTTCCAGTAGAGGACGCTCTTCGTCTTAGGCTTATGATACAGCCGGTGGCTTTCGATGTTCAGCCCCATGGCCTTCGCCAGGTGGAAAGCGTTGATGCAGCGCCTGTCGCGCAGGGCGATGGCCAGGTACCTGAAGTGCATCTGCTCGGCGGCTTCCTCGACCTCCTCATAGCTCATGATAGGGATCAGGTAGTCGTCCAGCTTGATGGCGTCCCTGTCGGGCTTGTCAAAGCTAAAGCCTTCGAGGGAGTACGTGATCTGGTCTTCGAAGTCGAAGGACACCGTCGCGTAGACGGTGCAGCTCTGTCGTCCGTAAATCGAATCCGTGTGAACGTCCGCCTCGATGTAGACCTCCAGATCCGCGAGGAAGGAAAAACGATCCTGCCACCAGAAGCTCATGCTGGGGGAGATGTGGCAGTCGCGCATGGTCATGCAGTCCTCGGTGAAGTCGGGAACATCGAAGTACATGGCAAGGTCGCCGTCGTACATGCGCTGCCCGATCTCTTCGACGATGCCAGCGGCGTAGTGACGGAGGATGAAGGTATTGCACTTGGTGATCGCCGGAAAGGGAACGGTGTTCCCGCTGGGCTTGGTGGGCACAAACTTATAGGGGTGCTCACTCTCATCACGCAGCCATTCTTCCAGTGCGACGCCGCCGGACGCGGCAATGATCTCGTTGCTGGGTTTGCCCACTCAAAACACCTCCCGGAACCAGTTTTTGGTATGATTATATTATATTCAGAACAAATGTTCGATTCAAGAGTCTAAGCCTCTCAGGGAAAAATTTAAAAATGTGTTCGATTATTTACAGAAGTATTTCGCCGTCTCAAGAGAGAGGCTCTCTGACTTTGGAGACTTGAAGGAAGCAAAATATGAAGCCCAAATGTGCATTTTATGGTTGCAAGTTAAAAGTATTTGTTATATGATAGAGTAGATGGAATATAACAATGAAAGTGTAGGCATAGAGATATGGCAAAAGATAGATTCACCATTGTGGGCACCAATATTCAGGAAAAGGCCACGATGATCTGGAATGTGGCCGACTTATTGCGTGGGCCTTTTAAGCCGCACGAATATGGCCTGGTCATACTCCCGATGACGGTTGTGAAGCGTTTCCATGACTGTCTTCTCCCCACCCACCAAAACGTACTGGATACCTATGAGAAGGTAAAGAAGCTGGCTGTAATTGATGGATTCCTGCGCAAGGCATCCGGCTACCAGTTCTACAACACCAGTAAATTCACTTTTGAGCGGTTGCTTGCCGATCCGGAAAATATCGAGAGCAACTTCCGTGATTATCTGAACGGTTTCTCCGCCAACGTGCAGGATGTGTTGGCAAAATTCGATTTTGATAACATCATCAAGCGTATGGTGGACAGCAATACACTGTACCTGGTCATCAAGGAATTCGCCTCGCAAAAGGGATACCTCGGCCCCGACAGGATCAGCGCTGTTGATTGCGGCTACATCTTCGAAGACCTCGTGCGAAGATTCTCCGAATCCTTCGGCGAGGAAGCTGGAGCGCACTTTACCAGCCGCGATATCATCTATCTGATGACCGACCTGCTGCTCTCCGGTGCAGATTTAAGCAAACAAGAGAATATCACTGTTTATGACATGACAATGGGCACCAGTCAAATGCTTTCCTGTATGGAAGAGCGTATCCATGCAATAAATCCCGAGATGGAGGTTACTTGCTTTGGCCAGGAGTTTAATCCTTCCACGTTCGCTATCGCCAAAGCAGACATGATGATTCGTGGTGGTAATCCAGATAACATGAGATTTGGCGATACACTCAGCGAAGATAGGTTCACTGGATATACTTTCCGTTATATTAT